TGCTGGCAATTTTTTTTGAACACGCTCCAATGCTTCAGACGGTACCCATGCATATTCTTTTTCATAAACAGGCAAGTTGTCTTGAAATGGTGTAAATGCTTTACTTGTAATATTCGCTTTTGGGTTCATGGCTATAGTAACCAATGATACCTCATACAAATCAGCAGACTTAATCATTCGAACATTAGACCCGTTGTATTTTTCATAATCAGCGTCTTTAATTGAAAAACCAATAGACATATCATTGACAGACCCTATTTTCATTTGGGGGATAATGCGATCAGAAACAAATTTATCATCCCTTGGCATTTTCCCTTTAACGTAAAGTCCTTTCTCGTCCTCATACGCATCAACAAATACACCTATAGGCATATCCATTTTATGTTGCCACAACAACTTAGGCATTCGACCTTTTAAACTTTCAACAAACGCCCCTTTTACTACAACGTCATTCCCACGGTCGATATTCCCAAATGTTGATCCATATCCTTCAAAATAAAAATAATCAGGATCATCATTGTTAAACTCTTTTATTTCAAACGACAGATTTTTATATTCTAAGTTTTTATTTTCCATTTTCACTCCATTATACACCATATAGACTACTACACCGACAATTTATAATATTTCCAAGCGATGCCCCCATGCTTGTATCGCTGGGATACATCAAATATTCACCATTGACAATATACGGATCATTCATATTTTGTGTTTGCCCATCAGCCATTGCATGCCCCCCTCGTGTTCGATCATCTAAGATAGCTGCCCATTCTTTCTTGACATCGGGATTCCCAGTAACAACGCCATCATTAATACTGCTAGGGTCAACATTTCCATTCCTAGATATTACCGCTGCTTCAATATTTTTAGAACGTTCAGCCATAAACTGGGTTTCTGTTAATGCTATCATGGCATACCTTGCCTTAAAAGCCCTGTTCAAACCTTTATCCATTTCATCACGAACCTTAGACCCAGATTCTTTAGCCCTTTTTGTTGCTTTGGCAGCAGTCTCTTTAATGTTATCATTGGTCGTTTCTATTAATTGTAATGCCCTTCGCTGAACAATGCTTTCAACAAACGCTAATGCAATTAATACAGACGTAGCCTTAATCTTTTCGTCTTCCTCTTCTTGCTCCTGTTTATACTCAATTCCTTTAGCTTCCAAACTTTTTCTATACGAATACTTGCCCTCATTGATAAAATTGCGTATAACACGCTTATAATGCCTTTCAAGCAGCGTTTCTGTTTGTTTTTGATATACATCTGCGTTAATTAACAGCCCAGTAGCAGTATAGAACGATACCACATCTGTTTTAATCTCGTTAAAATACGATACTAGATCACGGCTGAATGTTTTTTCTAGCGCAAGTTTAAGCGTTAAGTTTCGCTTTGCCCTTTTATTTCTTTCCGATGTAGTCATTCCACAAATTGTTTAGGTAGTCTTCCGAATATTCACCACTTAAAGACTTTATTTGATCTACCCATTGGCTTTTTGCGCCTTGGTCTTGATAGGGGTCTTGGCTGATTGGTATTTCAGACATAGGCCGGTATACTTCATCCCCATGATCTGGCAATGGCTCGTACCCTAATCTACTTCTCATTTCGTTTACAGTAAGGACGTTTGCTAGTTTAAGCATACGGACTTCCTCGGCTTCTCTTAGTTTCATTGCAGAAACTTTTGAAGCATCACACACAATTCGGTGTTCTTTTTTTAAAAGCCCCCTGCTTATAAACGATTCGGATATCCCGTCAAAAATTGCGTTGAATGTTGGGAATACTGCGTTTTCGTATAAAGCGTATAATGCGGTTTGGTAGTTATTGTAAGTTTGTGAACCTGAATTCACCAACGGTTCTGGTATATCATATCGTTGATAAATTGCCATTTTAGATTGTTCTTTATTCTCATTAGCCTGCATGTCCCTATTACTTCGATTGCTATGCATGTGAAAGGCCACGTCTTTAGAGTTTATCGCCATCATGCGCCCCTCATTTTGTGCGCCTGCATAGTAATTACTTAAATCTTTTTTAAACATTTCAAATTCTGCTGTATTATTAAAGTGCGTTTGAATAATACCAGCCCCAGAATACCCCCTGTCCAAATAAGTAGCAACTTGTAATAGGGATTTTTCAACAATTTGAGCATCTTGGGCTAGGGCTAATAGTTTTGACGTTGCTTTTGTTTCATTTTGCCCCAAATAACCCTTTATGTGAATTAATTCCCCTAATCCGTTAGCCCCAATAATTCGCCCATCGTTTTCATTATGTTTTTGTAAATACATGCCATTGATTGATGAGTAAAACCCTGTGTTATTTACTGTGTAATTCCGAACCCCCTCTGTCTCTGTAATTGTAACTGATCTATCACAGACTGGTGTTATATACTTGGATTTATAGTTTGTATTATTTGACAAATGGACGTATGCGTTGTTGTATATCAAAAAATCTGTTGCTATTTGCATCATAAACTCTGCGTATCGTTGTACAGAGTTTGGTTTTCTTAATATTTCGTATATATTGCTACCTTCATTCACAACAACCCCGTTTCGATCAACAATAACTGGTTGTAATTGCGATACCTTTTCCGCAATCATATCAACGGCATGACCAATTGGGGCAACATTTTTGTATAACGAATATCCATCCTGCCTACCACCTTTTAAAAGATAAGAAAATATGCTTTCATTGTTGCCGGTAGTTCGTGAAGTAGGGGCAGCTGATTTTTTAAATGGGTTTAATTTTTTAATTGGATCAGTGAAAAAAGACACGGTTTACTCTATAAAGATTTGCTATATTCAAGGCTTAAGTCGCCATTTGTAGGATTATAACCAGCAACCACGTTTTTAAAACCAACTTTAACCTTGTTGCCTTCGTATTTTATAACAACGTCTTTTAAATCACCATTGCTAATTGATGTTACTGCATCAGCAGCGTATTCAATGGCTTTTGCATCGGCTTGACCATTTAGTTTAGCAGCTTTATCAACTTGCTTGGCTAAATAGACAGCTATTGCGTCATCTTTAGTTGTTTTGGTCATTTTTGAAAATAACTCTAGAGCAACAAGGGCTTTTTTAGTGTATGCGATCCCCATATTTCTATTTTCTTTAACAACCAACCATAAAATCAATGCTTTAAGCCACAAAAAGATAGTTTTCATTCTTTTTCACTCCTGTTATATTTTAATAACAACAGTGTAACATTTTAAAGCCCTTTATTTTTGCTTTTTACATTATGCCACAATCGCATTCTTTAGCAATGGACTGGCTAATAACTGAGGGAGTTGGTGGTACTAAAGCTGGATTGTTTTGGCAAATAGGGCCCGGCTCCATTTCCGGCTCCATTTCCGGCTCCATTTCCGGCTTTGCACTTTTGGGTAACTGAAACATAGACACATTTAAAGAATCCAGCGTAAAACTATTTACAAGTGGCCGCCCTAAGTCTGGACAACTGCTTGATCTTACAATTTGCCTGACTGGCAATTTTGGGGAGTTAATTCGCAAATTTGATATTTCAAGTCTATTTAAAAAGAATCCGTTTGGCATAATTTTTTGCTCCTATTTATTTTTTACATTATTCTACAACACCTGCTGCCACTGATCGACACGCCAGAAACCATCCGTATAGGCGGGATAGGAGTTAAATTACTTTGCGACTAGTTTACAGTATAGTACACGGGCATTTTTTAGCCGTTGGCAAACTAACAATTGATGGGGGTGGCGTAATCGGTCTAGGAGTATTCTGGGACACCGTTGCTTTGACCAGCTGTTTGTAATCGCCTATGGTGTCTTCCACCCATTCTTTTTCGCTCAGAGACAAAAAATTATTCTCGATAAAAGCCTGCTCAATACCGTCATTGCCATGGTATTTATCGGCAAACAAAATAGGGCATCTCTGCTGTAAGCAAATCTTAGTTTCGTTAATCAAGCCAATCAATATGTTTGCGTCTAAAAGTAATTCTTTTTTTAAAGTCCTAGCCTTTTCTGGGTCTAAGCGGAGTTCAACCACTGCCTTGGCAACGTCCTCTGCTGTATACGCCGAAAGCTTAATAGGTTGGTTATTCAAAAGTATTTCGTAGGTTGGCAGCGGCTCGCCTTTCGGTTTTGATCTTGGTGACAGTGGCGGAGTGAATGGCGCAAACCCAGGGCCTACAAGACCACCTCCCATTATTGCACCCCCTTGCCAAATATTGACAATGACTGGTCTACACAGCCTATATACATAGGGTTACTTCCAAATACTTGACTCAATTGAATTTTACTTAACAACTTTTCCGGCAAAGGAACATTTATAGGTTTTGGTGCAACAATTTCTTTAAAGGGAATAGCATGCGCCGACTCTAAAAAGCTCACTCTTGCGTTTTTATCATACGTATACGGAAATTTTGGTGGATTATACCGTGGCTTTGGCTTCGGTTTCTCTTGCGCTTCTCGTTTGTACTGCTCTCTTAGACTTGTATATTTGCCGATTCCTGGTTTTATATTATTTGCTCTCATTTTTTATATTACTCCTATTAAAAAACATCTAAAAATACATATAAGAATTATACTATCATATTTTATATTGTCAACAACAAGATATAAATATAAGACAAAAAAAGCAATTATTGTCTGTTGTTTTGTCAATATAGGACAAAACTAGCCATATAAAATACAGCCACTCTTTTCCATCCGTATTATTAAAGATTAATAAATTCCTGCATTTTTTTATTTTTTTTCTAAAAACCACATTGATTTACCTCCGTTCTTCACAAGCCCTATTTATACTCTAACCCATCAATCAGATTGGGGTATTTTTTTTGAAGAGACGTTATCGCATTATCATCAATGCTCTTCATTTGATTAGCATCTGGTTTATTTAAACTAGAATTATTATTTAGGATATACTCTAAAATTAACTGAGTACGTAAAAGTTGAAAATTTAGATCAACAATTTCTTCTATAATATTTAGATTAGTAATTTTTTTTATAATTCTTATAAAATCCATATATACCTCCTATATTTTTAATTTAATAATTTAGAACAGCGAAACCTGCTCTTTAATTTTATAAGCCCAAACTTTCCGATTTAATTCGATTATATAAAGGCCTTTGAACCAGGTACTCCCCTGTGCTTTTTCATTTTTCTCAATCGACAAGTGTCTCACTTGAAGGCCTTGCCCAAAGTTACGGCGAATTTCGCTGGTCATGTTAAATCTTAATACGTCTTCCGGCACGTTTTCCAAAAAAACGACTGATTCACCAACAGCATATACATTCTGACAATTTGCAATTCGGTCGAAAGAAACCTTTGTTTCAAATATATCTTTAGGCTCAGGGAATCTCCACACGCACAATAGACCGAATAGCGTTCCAACAATGTCTTTTTCAGAAGACTCAAATCGACAACTACTTGGCTTTTTTATAATACTAAACGCATTTTCACTCATCTTTCACTCCTTTTTTCAAAACAATCAAACTATACATACATGTTACACCAACAATCAATTATTGTCAATAACAATATATGCTATGCTTTTGTATTCAAATGTTTAGCGATTGTTCCAAAATAGTTTTTCTTTTGCTACAACCCTTTTTTCTTTTGCGTGATCTAATAGGCTTGTTTTATCTATTTCAAATATTACTGTATGTGGTGCATTGTATTCACTCATAAAGCAGGTGTATTTATTATCTAAGAACCACTTATCTAATTCTTTATAGTCAAAATGTCTTCCCTCAATGTATTTTTCTGTATTCCTATAGGGTGGGTCTAAATAAATTATAGTTTCATCAATAGGGGTATTAATTTTGACATCTTTATACGATAGATTAGATGTTGTAAATACAGGCTCCAGTCGTTCCAGTTGTTGCAGTCGTTCCAGTTGTTGCAGTTGTTCCAGTTTTTGCATACTTATTAGATGTTGCAATTTTTCATACTTCTTGTCTTTAACTTGCCTACAAAAATCAAGCCTTCTTTCATTCCATGTTGGCAAATCACTTATTTTAATATCAAGCCCCAGCAAATCATTCAACTGGTTCAATGATTTTTCACATCTAAACATTACTATGTCATGCCCTAAATGCTTTTTAGGCTCTATATTTCGTCCAAATAGGTAATCCTTTTGATTATTCCCAAAGGAATAGCATATTCTAGCAAACTGCCC